CCGCAGTGGTATTCAGCGCCAGAATCTGCGCGTTGGTCAAGCTCACCGTGACCGCTACTGGGCCGTCGCCAAGCCGGTTATCCACCAAGCCGACGCCGCCGGGAAGAGTTACCGCCAAGAGATTTGCTTGCGTTCCTCCCTGGGCGACCCACTTAGCATCCACAACCACCTGGCCTCCGCCAATGCTTGAGGCGTAATTGGTTGCCTCCTGCAGGCCAAAGGTCCCGCTGGATACGCGGTCGCCGGTGCCGTGCTGGTAGCTGAATGACGCTGTAAACGAGCAGGACTGGTAAACCAGCGGGGTAAAGCAGCTTACCGCGCTTGGAGTCACCGTCTCCTGGTTCGCGCCTGTGCCGACGGTAACCGGCGCATTCGTGTTCAGGGGAGAAATGATGGTTCCATCGGACAAACTCACGGTTCCATAGGCCACGGTCAGCGTAGCGGTTCCGGTCGCCGACGGTCCACCGGCGACATCAACCTGTAGAGCGGGAGTATTTTGCGCTACGCCATAGGCAAAGTTCAGAGCGCGAATCTGTCCTGCGAACTGGCTGGGATTGTCCTGGGCAAACGCTGCCACGCCGACGAATCCGGCTACAGCGATCAGGGAAACGAGCGAGCGAAACAGCTTCTGCATTGCGATTCTCCATGTTGGGCGGTTGCCCGGTATTTATGTGCGTTCGTAGAGATCAAGAGCGTGGAGTTCAAGTCTTCCCCAGTTCCTCACGTTCATTACGTCGATGAGAACAAACCATCTGCTCAAATTCAACGGTTCGAGGTCGGGTCCGCAGAAAATCCTACGCAATAGTGAGCTTTTCGGTGGAAGCATAGAAACAAACATCAGAATCCTTCATGGTGGGCAGATTGCCCGGTTGTTTACTGCTTGAGCGCGGCTTCGAGGGCTTCAGTTTTTGCGGCCTGACCCTTTTGGTAAGGCATCCACTCAGCGTAAGAACCCTGCGGACGATCACCATCCCCCTGGTACAGAAAGACGCTGGTTGCGGGGAACTGCACCCCATTGTGATCAACTACAGACAGATTAATCATCGTGTCAGAGTGGACATACGCGACCGTTGCCGCCTCGGGCTGCTCGTTCGCGTCAAATTGCGTCTTGCCGTGCCGGTAGTACAAGACTACGCGGCCCACTGTGGGCTTGATCATGCGACTTTCTCCTTAGTAAAGACTCTGGTTCTCTTCCGGCTCTTCGCCGCCATCTTTGGGTTCCTGCTCTTCCTCATCGAAGAACTTGCCCATGTGCGACTTCAGTTCTTCAATGTTTTCGTGGTCATGCGCACCCTGCTCGGGATCATGCTTGCCCTGCTCGTCGATGCCGTGCGACTTCATACCGTAGCCGTCGTGCGAGACGATCATATGCTTGGAGCCGGGTTCAGCTGTGTGCATCGCCTCAGCTGCGGCGTGCATGTGGTCGCCTTCAGGCTGTTCGCCGGTATCGACGTGCGCGGGTGCTTTGGCGGCTTCGGGTGCAGCTTCGCCGCGGCGGCTGCCGAGGCGTGAAAGGGATTTAGGCATTTCCAAGGGTCTGCTCCTGTTCTGCTTGCTGCGCGGGTGATTGGTCGGGAAGCGGTGCGACTCCCGTTGCCGTTGTTCCGTCGCTGTATTCCTTGGTTTCGACGGTCGGCACGGAATCCAGAGTGGCCTCCCTCGCCGATTCCTCGGCGGCTACGGCGTCCAGATCAGCGGCGCTGGGTTCGGCGGGATCAACAACGCTCAGGAGTCCGATGTTCCCGTTTGCCGGCTGCGGTTCGAGGGATTCGGCTATGTGCGCTTCGATTTGGTCGGTGGTGGAAACCATGTTGCCCGGAACATGGTAGGCGGGCGTCAGCGCACCAGCGTGATAAGGCTGCGGGCCGTCCACCACATGCGGCAATCCGAGAGAAGGTGCACGCTCGGCGGCGGTTGCGTCCAATGCTGCTTGCTGTTCAGGGGTCATTCTTCCTCCAATACGTCGTTTGCCTTTTCGAGGGCTTCGCGTGCCTGACGCCAGTTTACACGCTTTGGCGCGGCTGGTTTCGCAATAATCTTCGGCTTTTCGGCTTCGGCTGTCAAACGTTGTTCAAGGGATACGATGCGCTCCTCGTGGTTTCCAATGCCGGGAATCGTTTCTTCTCGAATCCTGGAGTCCTCAGATTTTGCTTCTTCCCGCACTTCGGCAATGCGCCGATGCGCAGCCTTGAGAGCCTTCGCCAGCGTCAGGTTCTCGCGCTCCAGCGCCTCAATGCCCAGCCATCTCTTTATCGTACCGACCATCTTCCCCTCCGCTTTGGCTTATTCCTCGCATCCGCCTCAAACTTGCGCATTGCAATGGACAACTGCGTCATCTGCTCGGCTGTTGGCGCCGCGTCAGGCGGAACAATCTGCGCTGCGATCTCCGCACGCCGCACCGGATCAGGAACCTTGACCGTCCCCAGCATATCAACCAGCCCGTAGCGCAAGCAATCGCCGCAATCGTCATACAGGTGGTCGGTCTTGCGGATGTCCTCGCCGCCCTTGTCTGAATCGTACTCCAGCGAAGGGATCGCCGCGATAGCCTCGGGGCACATGTCCGAGATAAACCAGGTGTCGGACTGGATCAGCGAGTACATGAACCGCCAACCAGAGACACGCGATCCGGGCGTCATATCGCACGGTTGCGGCTCGGGGAACGACTTTGCGCCCTGCTTGAGCAACTCGGCCGGCGTGTGCTGGCTGTTCTTCTTGCCGAATGCGTCTGCGGATAGAATCCACGCTTTCAGCTTCTCGCCGATGCTTTTTGTTTGGATTTCCTGTCCAAGTTCAATCTCGCTCGTATCTGTATCCGCTAAATTTGCAATATGTTCCCTATAAGTAAACACGCACTTTCGCGGCGCGTCCCAGTCGCGTCCCAGCAATTTCGCCTGCGCGGGGCTCACAAACCCGTGCGCGTGCCAGTAAACCGGGCTCGCGTGCTTGAATCCCCAATCCTGCCCGATCCAGTGCGGCCACCAGGGCTGTACGATTTGCATCACAATCGCGTGCTGTATCTTGCGCTTAGACTCCTCAAAGTTGATGAAATACTGCCCCTCGGGGATCGTCCAATCGCCGTCGAGGACAGCCTTGCGCTTCTTTTCGGGCAAGCCCTCTAATGAATCGCGATAGTCCTGCCCAAGGTACGGGTTGTCCTGCAATAGCGCCTGCACGAACTTAAATTCATGCTTGATCTTTTGGAGTTCCTTTGGGAACTTGAGATCGATCCACAGTGCCTTGACCCATTGCAATCCCTTGCCGGTCGGGTTGGTAGCTCCCAGAAAGCACGGGCGGGCGACCCCAGGAGTGCGCAATCGGAACAGCACCAAATCCTCGAATACCTCTCGATCATTCTCGGTCAGCTCCTCAATCGCAATGTCGCAGAATTCGGCAGACTTATAAGATGACGGATCGTATAAATTGCGCAGAGCGATGCGGCCGCCGCCGTATTCGTCCTTGACGAAATAGTTCCAGCCCTCGTCGCGGCTCTCTTTGAGTTCTCCTAGCCACTCGGGAAATTCGATCTTGATCTTCTTCGATTGCCGATCCCGCAGCGTGGGATAGTCTGAACTGAATAGGCCAACTGTCAGCCCGCGAATGCCTGTATCCGCAAACCGCTTGAGAAGTTGCCGCAGACACCACCAACGCAAGAGGTAGCTTTTCCCGCCACCGCCGGCGCCTCCGTACAGCACAAATCTATATTTATCAGTTGCTTCGATGCACTCTAACTGTTTTGGCGTTGGATTGATTAGGTCATCGAATAAATCGAAGTCCTCTATCGCGCCAGCCATATCGTCCCAGCAGTGATCGCGGCGCCGGCCTTGACCGCGCAATACAACCCAGAAGCGACCTTGGCTGTGCCGACGGTCGAGTTAGCCACCGTCACCGCGTTGCCAGCCTCGTTGTAGACAGGCAGGAAATCGCCACTGATCAGATCGGGCGATGCAACCAAACTCACGCTCTGGCCGCTGTTGTTGTAGATTGCCAGATCAATCGGCGCCGGCTGAGGAGTCAGCGACACCGCCATCGTGAGCGCATTCAGCGCCAAGTTCTCGCCGTTGAGCACAGACAGTTTGTCGCCGCTGGAAAGTTCTGTCGGGGTTTGTACTGCGCTGAATAACGGCATAAATCACCTCAAAGCGAGTTTATCACCGAACGATGACGCGCTTGATGCCGATCTCGCCGCTGACCTCGGCCTGGATCTTGTCGCCATAGTCGAGCGGGGCGCTTGGCTTGATGCCGCCGCGCAGCAGGTGCGAGGCCTCCCACTTGGCCTGGTCGCAGCGGAGCCGATTGCGCTGGATGCCAGCCGCATCGATGCGAGTGATTCCTGCCTCATCGGTGTACGTCGGCTTCTCCGCGGCGATCTCGTTAGCGTCTTCAATCCTGGATTCAACCCCGGCCCGGCGCGCCGCGGCATACCGCGCCCCAAAGCCGTCCGTGTCGCGCACAGCCCAGCGGGTCACCGTCCTGCGGCATGGATACCCATCGTCGGAGCAGATCGTGCGCAGACTCTCGCCGCCGCTCATGCGCACCAGAATTTCTTCGGCGATTTCGGGATTGTAGACTTCGAGCATTACTTTGGCCTCGCCAGAAACCATTGCAGCATCGCTCCGGCAGTCAGAAGCGCCGCGCTACCAACCCAGCGCAGGAATGGGAGCACAATGCCGGATTGGCCGCTCTCTTTCGCGTGGACACTCTCAATCGTCGTGACTCGAGTTTCCAAGCCTAAAACTTCCTTCTTGAGCATGGGGAGATGACCGGCAGTGAACTGGTCTTCGGGGGCGCCGAATAGCTGGACGCTCTGCACTGCCAAGCGGTTTGAAATGTCCTGGAAGCGGTCCAGCAACAAGTCTAGCTTGGTTTGGACTGGATCGTGTTGCTCGTTGTCGCCCATTCGTGCCCTCTGAAAAGACGCAGTTAAAGCTTGTACTTTCCGGCCTGCTCGGCTGCTTTGAGCTTGCTCTCAACGTAGGCCTTGAACTCGGCATAGTCACCGCGCCAGACAGGCGCCAGACAGACGCCCAAGAAGAAAGCCCCGAAAATCGCAATTGAAATCAACAGGAAATGCACCATTTTGCTACCTCACAATCTGCGTTAGAGTTTACCATCTGCGCCCACTGAGGGCGGCTGAACCTGGTCCTGTGCGTTCGGCGCGCGGTTGTTGACGGCATCGCCGCCGGTCTTGATGAGAGTCAGGGTGCCACCGAGCACTGTCGCAAAGGTTGCGGCGGACCCGACAAAAGTCACAATGTCCGTCATGGTCACAGGGCTATGGGTCTTGATGACGAACCACGCATAAAGACAAACCAGCGCGCTGACCCAGGCCAGAACGTGGCTGACGATCAGCACGAGCAGAACGCGCGTGTTGCTCACGCTTCCATCTTTGTCGCTCAGTTGCGACCGGAGAAAACCTGCTGCCCAGTTGCCGTTCATTTGGTCAGCCTCCCTGCCGCATACGCAGTACCTGCTGTGACGGCTATCACAATTGCATCGTGCTTGAATCGCT